GTGGAGAAGAGTCTTGTGCTGATGTAGAAAACAATCTTACAAAAGTTGCCGTTGATACATCCCATGCGTTTGAAAGCGTATATTGGTTTACATCGTCACCTGTAGCACCATTGACATACATATTTAAACCGTCAGAACTAATAAATAATCCGTTTGCAACGGTTTCTTCAGCCGTAATAGATTTATTTAAACCTGAGTAATTCCAGCCAGTAATGCCTGTGTTTGGGGCTATTTCTGCATCTGTTCCGCTAGTAGCAATATCTATAGTCGCAAATGTAACTGCTTGACCATTCTCTACCTTGTCTGTATTAAGATTGGTAAAGTTAGCATCTACCTCTACATGGGTAAGCGGAGAGCTTTTACCGGCTCTGGTAACAATAGTAGACATATTAAGCTAAGGTAACTGATAGATTACCGATTGCGATCTTAAATACATCTCCTGTTTCTATTGTTTTAGAACTGTCTAGTGCAGTATGGTAGTACAGATTACCGCTTGTGCTTGCATCCAATATTCCAATATGGCTTACTGTTCCCCAAGTCGATGTGCATTGTGGGAACTCTACCGCAGCAGAGTTTGTAGATACACCATTGCTCGGCGCACCAAAAGTTACTGATTGGCGAGCATACGATCCACCACTTACCTCTGTGCCTGTACCAGCATCTGTTGGGTCTGCTGTATAAAGACCAACATAGACTACAGAAGGAGAGGTAAAAGTTGTTGCTCGTAGAGTTGCATTGATTAGTGCGTTCTCTAGGTAGTTTGACATTTCAGCCATGGTATTTCCTTATCGTGAGGTTACGCGCATTTGTAATGGAACACCCGAATACTCGCTATTTTGGTCTGCATCGGATATGTTTTTAATTGCTCTGTCGTACAAGGTTGCCCATGTCTGACTTCTTGCATCATTAATTAAGTATGGCTCTGCTTCTAAAAGCGAGGCATAGAGGAGAGCATCTGGATAATTAGCAAGAAATACATTGCTTGCATTACCAGTAGACAATACAGTAGGTTTAGCATAGTAGAGAATCTCCAATGTATACGCTGTGTCTGGTTTTGGTGCTAATTCAAACTCGCTTGCCAGGATTGTGTAATAAATTGGTTTGCCACTCTCGTCTGCCGGAGCATCCCTAGTAAACAGACTAGGAGACATATAGGTAATAGGGTATCTTGGGTTGCCTTGGATATGCAAATCCCGAATCTCTAAAAAGTCTGTAGGTAGGGCTACTTTGCCATCACCACTTACTGTTAATGCTGTAGCTGACTCTAACATCTGCCGAGTGCGTAGGTCTCTAGCCATGCGTAGCTCTGCAAAGCTAATAAAGTCGGGGATAACCGATGTTAGGTCTGATCGACCTAAGTAGTTAGCCACCGATGCTTTGAGATCGGTAAAGTTTGTATAAGCCATAATTTCCTAATCTTTTGGTAGTTCGATGTTATGCCATCCATAGACATACTGCCCAATATGCTTAATTTCTTTGGATAGATTGTGGTCTACCCAAGTATCAACTCCTGCGTCTTTTGCCTTAATGCAAAAGTAAATGTCCTCGCCTAATATCTTGTTGTTTAAAAGTTGCTCAAAGTAGAAGTAGGGTTTTTCCATCTTCTTAATGACACTCTGTTTAATCAACATAATTCCACAGCCAATCCCATCTACCTTCTCTATGCCTTCTTTGGCATTAGAGTAAACCGCTACCCAATCTACAGATCCATCCTCGTTAATATGGATGTTCCTAGCTGTAGGGCTAACTGGTTCTGCCCTTGTAGTTGCGTTGACCCCAATAATATCTTTATCGTGAGCCATTAATATTTTTAAGGTATCTTTTGGAAACCTCATATCTGCATCTACAAAGAGCAGATAGTCTGCCTTGTTTTCTATTGCTGTTTCTACCAGCTTATTCCTCTGGTCAAATATTAGCGTTCCAGAGCTAGTAAACAGGTCTATATCGTGTTTTGTGGTCTTAATGGTATACGCACACATTGCTACTAAATCAAACGCTGTAGCGACTTCCATTTGCCCTCTAGCTGGCATTAATATAGCGATCCTCATACCTGACCCCCTCTAGTTCTAAATACCTTATTATCAGGGTTATTTAGCCACTTCTTGAGGGCATTTTGGTCAATTATATAAAAGCCTCGCATAATTCCCATTACATTTAGAGTCTCAATAATCTCTAAAGGTAATGATGCTATTTTATTCTTTGCATCTAGGGGAGAGTCTCCCCATCCTGTCTTTTCACTACGCTGATTGTATTGTGCCTTTGTATGGTCAATAAAGTCGGTTAAATCTGTTTCTGTCTTAATAATAAGACCGCCCTCGCCATCTGCGTAGGCTGTTTTTACTACTCCGTTTACTACACCTAAGTTACCTCGTTTGCCGAGTTCTGACATAAAGACTCCTAGAAAGGGGGCAGGTTTTGCCCACCCCCTATTCTACAACTTATCTACTATTTATCAAGATAAGTCGAAAGCACCACCATGAGCAGCTTCATTGCGAACTTCGAGGGTCAATTCAGCCAAGATTTGTTTCTTGTCAGAATCGCCTACTTTAGCAATGTCGTTGGTCTGGAATGGTCGCAGATATGCTAATGCTGCATATTCTGGATCAAGGATCAACGCATCACGGGTACGCATAAAGCGGTTAGGAACGATCTGCAATACACCAAAGTCGGACTGATATAAATCAGCACCGGCTAGGATGGTTGCTTGACCACTCGTAGGTACTTGGTAGCGTTGTGCTGCTAATCCTGTAAAAGCTGATACTACTTGCTTTTGTGCAGGGCTAACAAACAATGCTGATGGTGTACCACCACTTGCAAACACTTTAGCGATAACATCTTTGAGGATGGTCTCGGTAAATGCACGAGTTGTACCATCGGTACGAGTAGAGACACCAAGGGTTGTTGGGTCTACACCAGTAACGGAAGTACCATTCTTGCTTGTGTTGGTCTTGATATACGAGAGCAAAGAACCCATCTTACGAGCAGACGAACCAGACGATCCTGCTGCCTGACCTTGGTTTGCTGTGATGATGGTCTCGATGTCGCGCTTGATCTCAGCAGATGCTTTAGCCAACTGGTAAGCCATCTCAGACTTACGACCAGCAAGATCAGAAGCCAAGAGAGTACCAGAAACCATAACAGTCTTACCTACGATCTGTGTCAAGTTTGCGAGACGGGTTGTTGGGGTGATTGTTGCCTCAGAAGCACTTGCACCTTCAACTAATGCGTTGGCTGTGGTTGCTGCTGCGAGACTATCTGTTTGCCATTCATGCGTAACCGATGTTGCTTTGGTTTTGCCAATGGTTGACATGATGGGCGTTTCTGTTGGCGAGATATCATAGATGACATCCGTCAAGTCCTCACGCGCACCAATAGCGGTATAGCGATCATATGCTGCCATGATTAAATTCCTTTATAAAAATCGTTCAAATAAACGAGCTGCATCCTTTTTATTGCCAGATTGGCGTAATGCTGCTCTATCTTTTTTTGCTGTTTCATTCTCGGAACTCTGCGGATTAGAAGTTCCTGGTCGAATAGTCTTTGGAGCAGTAGCTACTTTCTTAGAAGTAACACCCTTGTTTGCCATCAACTTATCGTACTGTGCTGCTTTATAGAGGGCTAGTACAGCGCGACTATCGTAAACCTGAGACAACTCTTGATCTGAGAATCCTTGAGCCTTTGCATAATTGCGAATGTCTCTACGGATTACTTCGGCTTTCACATCATCCTTAAACTCTGGGATAGCCTCTACAAGTTTTGCCTGCTCTGCTTGGATATGCTTTTGCAACTGTGCTTGTTGGTGGGACTGCTGTTCTTGTTGAACTCGCTGTCTTTCCATCTGCACCGCTTGCAACTGCTTATCTCGTTCCATCTTCTCTCCCATTGCAACTGCGTAAGCAATCGGATCTTCTGCCTTGAGTGATGCTAAGTCTTGGCTTTGATCTTGTTGCTGTAACAATTGTTCAATGACTTGGAGTCGTTGGGCATAGGTTTCTCTGGTCTTTGCTGCTTCATCAATCTTTACTCGTTCAGCTTCTACAGCCTTGCGTTGTTCCGCTAAAGATTGGGTTTTCTTCTGATAATCGGCAGTCCTACTGTAACCATTCAAAAGTTCATCAAGGCTAACTTCCACTTCTTCACCAGAGACTTTAACTCGGTATTTGGGGAGTTCCTCTACTTCTTCTTCTTGGCTTTCAGCTTCTTCTGCACTTACATCTTGCTCCTCGGACTCGGCAGAATACTCTGCCTCACTAGGTTCTGGTTGGGCTTTCGCCTCCTCCGCTTGTGGTTCAAGAAAAGACATAAATGCATTAGCTGCACCTGATACAGAATTGTCTACACTCCCTTGTGGGTTGGTGTTTTCACTCATTTTCGACCTCTATGGTTGTTAAAAAACCTTTACACGCTTCTTTTCAATTTCGCCATTGTGTGCGATTGATTGAATAGATGCTTCAAATTCCTCTAGTGCCTTTAGTTTTACTAAGGCTTTCTCTCTGCCTTCTACATCATGCTCGGCAGAACTAAAGATATACGACTTGAATGTGTCTTTCTGAGTCTGTAATAACTCTTGGAAAAACTCATCACCTAATAATGTTTTAGCTCTATCTACTTTGTTCATCCAGGTATCCTGACATCTCCGCTAATTTTAGCCCCGATTTGTGCTGCCTTCAATTGGGCTTCTGCTTGGAACTCTGCTGTCTTGAGTTCTAAGTTAGCTGCTGCCTTCTCTCTTTCGAGTTGGATAGAGGCTGCTGCTTTTGCTTTAGCGATTTCGATGTCGTTAATGGCTTTGGCTCTGTCTGTTTCAATCTGTGCCTGTGCCTGTTGCATCATCATATCTAACGCAGGGTTAGGCTGTTGTTGCTGTGGCTGTGGCTGAGACAACTGTTGGTCTAGCTCTGGTGGAATCTCTTTAAAGAACTCCATTGAGTCTTTGTACCCTGCTGCCTCGATAAACTTACCAAGTGTGTTGCGATACTGACCCACGCTTACTAACGGATTAGCAAAGCCTTGGGTTGTCAGAATCTGCTCTTGTTTTTGCATAACCATCGCTGCCATCGCCATCTTCTGATCTTGGCTACCTGTGCCTAGACCGACATTGACTGTTACATCGTAGTTGTTCTTCCACTCTCTTGGGTCGATAGAGACATACTTGCCTCGTAAACGAATAACCCTTGGCTTGTCCTGATACTTTAGGATCAAGTGGAATATGCCTGCGAATAAGTCTTTTACACCTGTATCGGCAAAGATTCTAGCAATCATCTCAAGTTTGCCAGAGCCTGCTTGTTGCATCGCTGCAATGGCTGTAGCTGTAGTGTTTTGTAGAATGTTAGCGTCTAATCCCTGACTTGTCTGCGTAACACCTGAACGCTTCTGCAATACCTGATCCATGTAATCAAGCATTGGGAACGACTGAGATGCTGTTGCCGGTACAGATAATGGTTGAACTGCACCCTGAGACTTAATCCGCACTACACCGCCTGGTGATGTGGTTAGTAGGTCATCTAGGTTTACTTGTCCATCTAAGGCTGTAACCCTAGGCATATTGGTTAGGTACAGGTTATCTAGGATCTGACGAGTGATCGTAGACTTGATAAGCTGTATGTCCATTGCTCTGTCGGCTAGACTCTGACCAAAAAACTTGTGTGGCATAGGAATCGGGCAGATGCTTGCAAAGGGAAT